CGTAAGTGAAGTTGATGGAAGTGTTAATGAGTCTATGGACAAACTAATGTCTGACTTATTAAAATGCTGTAAGAAATTTGATGTTTGGATTGGAGTGGTTTCCCACTTAAGAAAAACAGGTGGGGGGACTAAGACTTTTGAAGAGGGTGCTAATATAACTGAAGACGCGCTTAAAGGGTCAGGTTCTCTTAAACAAATTGCTTTCCAAATTATTGGCTTTAGCAGAAATAAATATGAAGAAGACGAGTTTGAAAGACAACGAGTCAAGATTAGCGTGCTTAAGAATCGTTTTACAGGATTTACAGGGCCTGCTGGTCATGCAAGATTTGACAGCGACACAGGTAGATTAACTAATGTACCGGTAGAATTTAGTCAATTATAAATAATAAAGGAGATATAAATATGAATGAAAAGCTCGTAGTTGATCTGGAGGCAAATGGCTTCCAGAATGATGTTACTAAGCTATGGTGCATCAGCATGTTTAATATAGAGACAAAAGAAAAAGAAACCTTTACAGACCATAATAGTAATTATAGGGGTATTAAAGAAGCCCTTAAAATTATGTCAACAGCAAAACAAATTATTGGACATAATTGGATTGCGTATGATCAGGTAGTATTAGAAAAGTTGTATAACTTTAAAACTAGTGCAACTCTTATTGATACATTTCTGATGTCTCAGTTATTAAACTTTAATCGCAAGTTAGGGCGAACTAAAGGTAGGCATAGTTTAGCCCAATGGGGAGAAGCTTTAGGAGTTCTTAAACCCGTTCAAGAGCAATGGGAAGTGTATGAAGATGCTATGCTTAACAGGTGCGAAATGGACGTACAAATAAATGTGCGTGTTTATGTGCAGTTAATGAAGGAGTTTAAGAGCTCAGGTATACCAAAATCAGTTATTCAACGTGAGTTTGCAATTGCTAAAATTAGCGCGCAGCAAGTAAAGAATGGCTGGTTAATTGATGAAAGATTAGCCCTAAGGCACATAAACTTTCTTAAGAAGGAAATTGAAACACTTAGGGAAAAGATTGAGCCATTAATGCCAAAGATTGTTAAATGCCCTGATGTTTGGGTTACTAATAAGGAGTGCAATGAAATTTTAGGCACTACAGGTGTTAAATATGATATCCACTTAAAAGAGGGTCAACGCTTAAAGAAGCCTATTGTTCCTAGATACACTAAAGCTGGTGTGTTACATTCAGCGCAAACTAAGTGGCTCGGGGAAGGGGTAAAAGTGTACGGGGCTTATTGTAGAGTAGAATTTCACGATGCTAAGTTAACACAACATAGTGAGGTGAAAAAGTTACTATTCAAAAATGGTTGGAAGCCAACTGAGTGGAATATTAAACGAACTGCTGAAGGAAGAATGATTAGAACTTCAGCTAAATTAACGGAGGATTCTTATGGGTCTATTAAAGGTACTCTTGGAAAAGATATCGCTCTTCATGCTACGTATCAGCATCGCCTTAACACTCTTCAAAATCAAAAAGAAGAGAACAAAGGTTGGCTAGGCTCAAGACGCAAGGATGGCAGAATTGAATGTGTGCCTTTTACTTTGGGAACTGCTACTGGGAGAATGAGTCATAAAAACTTAGTAAATGTGCCCGGGGCTAAAGCAACATTTGGCAAAGAAATGCGAGAAATCTTTATAGCTCCACGTGATCGTGTTTTAGTTGGGTGTGACTTAGCTTCTGCGCAATTAAGGCTATTAGCCGCTGCTATGGGGGATAGCATGTACTCAGAAACAGTTATTACCGGCAAAGAAGCCGAAGGCACGGATGTGCACACTGTAAACCAAAAGGCTGCAGGGCTAAGGACTAGGGCACAGGCTAAGACTTTTATTTACGCATTCCTGTTCGGTGCAGGAGATAATAAAATTGGGTCTATTGTTGGGGGTAAAGCTAAAGATGGGAAGGAGCTTAAAGCAAAATTCTTAAAGAGCTTTCCCGCGTTAAGTAAGTTACAGTCTAAACTTAGATTAGATTTTGAAAAATCTGGGGGTAAAACTATTACCGCTCAAGATGGTAGAAAAATCCAAGTTGACTCTCCGCATAAGCTGCTAAACTATTTGCTACAAGGTAATGAAGCTATTCTTGCAAAAGAGTGGGCTAGCATATCTGCAAAGTTAATAGAAAAGAATAGCATTGATTGCAAGCTATTAGCAATTATGCATGATGAGCAAAACTTTGAATGCTCTGTTGAAGATGCGCCTAAGCTAGCAACTGTGCTAGAAAAAGCTGCAACAATGGCAGGAGAGCATTTAGGATTTAATTGCAGAATGGACGGTACATCTAAAATAGGAGAAACTTGGTATGACATACACTAATGGAAAATTAAAAGACAACGATGGCATTTATTGCGAAAGAGTAAATGGCGAAGTTTTGTGCATGAGATTTTCTGAATACATGAAAAAAGGGTTTGTGCTCTCTGAGGCAGTGCCTATTAAAGAAATGACAAATCCCCCAAAAGGGCATTAAATAGATTAAGCAATCTAACCTAAAAACAATATAGGTTGGGTTGCTTTTTTCGCAAGCAAATAAGGAGAAATATGAGAAATTATTTAGGAATAAAAATTGATCTTAAAAAAGATTTAAAAATAACCGAGCAGGCTAAAGAGCTACTCGATAATTTTTATTTAAAAAAAGGGGAAACCTCACCTCAACAAGCGTACGCAAGAGCTAGCGTTGCTTATTCAAAAGGTGATTTAGAATTAGCGCAAAGATTGTATGATGCGGTATCAGATGGGTGGTTTATGTTTTCATCCCCAATACTGTCTAATGCGCCAAAAGAAGGTGAGGCAGTTAAAGGCTTACCAATTAGCTGCTTTTTATCTTATGTACCAGACACATTAGAAGGTCTTATAGAGCACCAATCTGAGCTAGCTTGGCTATCAGTTAAAGGAGGCGGAGTTGGAGGGCATTGGTCAGATGTTAGGGCTGTTAGTGATAAAGCACCGTCGCCGATACCCTTTATTAAGGTAGCTGATTCTTCAATGACGGCGTACAAGCAGGGTAAGACAAGAAAAGGATCGTATGCAGCGTATTTGGATATTAGTCACCCCGATATTGTAGAATTTCTTAATATTAGAGTTCCCACTGGTGGAGACAGCAATCGCAAGTGTTTTAATTTGCATAATGCTGTTAATGTAACCGATGATTTTATGAATAAAGTTATTGATGGTAAATCATGGGATTTAATTGATCCCCACGATAAGTCTGTTAGAGATACGGTAGATGCTAGAGATTTATGGCAAAGAGTACTTGAAACAAGATTTAGAACAGGAGAGCCTTATATTAATTTTATTGATGAAGCTAATAGAAAATTACCGCAAGCTTTAAAAGATCACGGTTTGTCTATTAAAGGTTCTAACCTGTGTAATGAAATACATTTGCCTACAGACTCAGATAGAACAGCTGTATGCTGCTTATCATCTCTTAACTTAGAAAAGTTTGATGAATGGCAAAATACTACTTTAGTGCAAGATTTAATTACTATGCTAGATAACGTGCTTGAAGAGTTTATAAAGCATTCCCCACCAGAAATATCAAGAGCCGTGTACTCCGCCGCATCTGAGCGAAGCTTAGGCTTAGGGGCTATGGGGTTTCATAGTTACTTGCAAGCAAGCAATATACCTTTTGAATCCGCGTTAGCCGTAAGTAAAAATCAAATAATGTTTAAACACATTAAAGAGCAAGCGGTTGGGGCTACTAAAGCTTTAGCTAAAATAAGAGGTGAGTACAAGTTAGGTAAAGGAACAGGCCGCAGAAATAGTCATTTATTAGCTATTGCGCCTAACGCCAACTCAGGTATGATACTTGGGACATCCCCTTCTATTGAACCTCTTAAGTCAAACGCATTTACACATAGAACTAGAGTAGGGGCTCATTTGATTAAAAATGCTAATTTGGAATTTGTATTAGAAGAGCATAGGCTCAGGTTAGCCAAAGGCAAAGAATGGCTAGAAGAAGAGTGGAGGGATATTATAAGACACGAGGGATCTGTTCAGCATTTAGACTATTTGACAGATTGGGAAAAAGATGTATTTAAAACTGCTTTTGAATTAGACCAGCATTGGGTTGTGCAGCATGCAGCTGATAGACAAGTATACATTTGTCAAGGGCAATCTGTTAACGTGTTCTTTGAAGCAGGATCTATGAAATCATATGTTAATAGTGTCCATATAACAGCTTGGAAATCTAATCTTAAGGGCTTGTACTACTTAAGGGCTTCAGCTGGCGAAACTGGTGAAAAAGTTGGTATAAAGGTAGAGCAAGACAAAATTAAAGATTTTAAAATTGATGATACTGAGTGCTTAGCGTGTTCAGGATAAATATAAGGAGAGAGAAATGAGTTTATTAGAAGAAAGTAAAACGTATAAACCTTTTAAGTACCCGTTTGCAATGGAGGTCACAGAAGACCACGAAAAAATTCATTGGGGGACATGGGAACTAAAATTGCAAGAAGACGTTGACCAATGGAAGAAAGACATAATAACCCCGGAAGAAAAAAATCACATAACACAAATATTTAGATTGTTTACACAATCAGATGTGCAAGTAGCTACAAACTATTGCGATTTATTTATTCCTAAGTTTAAAAACAACGAAATTAGAAATATGCTTTTATCTTTTGCTAATCGCGAGGGAACCCATCAAAGGGCTTATGCATTACTAAATGATACGCTAGGATTTCCAGACGAGGAGTACTCAGCATTTTTAGAGTATAAGGAAATGGTCGCTAAAATTGAATTTATGCAAGATAATGATGTAACAACCCATCATGGCTTAGGCAAAGCTTTAGCCCAAACTTGTATCAATGAAGGTATGAGTTTATTTTCAGCATTTATTATGCTTCTTAACTACCAACGGTTTGGCAAAATGAAAGGTATGTGCGAAGTTGTTGAATGGTCAATAAGGGATGAGACTAAGCACGTAGAGGCTATGACCAAGTTGTTCAGAGTATTTGTTGATGAGCATCCTCGTATTGTTAACGACGAGTTTAAAAACGAAGTATACGAAATGGTTAGAGTTGCTGTTGCATTAGAGGACAAAGTGGTTGATCTAGCATTTGGCCTTGGCCCAGTTGAGGGGCTAACAGCCAAAGAAGTTAAAAGCTATATCAGATACATTGCAGATAGAAGGCTTATACAATTAGGGCTAAAACCCAATTTTAAAGTTAAAGAAAACCCATTGCCTTGGGTAGAATGGATTATTGGGGGTGACAGTTTTAAAAACTTCTTTGAGGGAACTGTTACAGATTACAATGCAGCAGGCATGTCAGGAAATTCTTGGGGCTGGAGTGAGGAAACACAATGAGCAACCCAAATAATAATCAAAACGCCTTACAGTTAGCTTTGCAAATAAATAGATCTTTGAAAAAAGAAATAGACAATTTAAAAGAAGAAATACACAGTTTAAAAATTGCAACTTCGATTAAAGTCCCTTTTTCTCATAGCAAAGATGCAGAGGTAAAACTTAGCAAAGAAGAGTATATTGCTAAAATAGGAGAGTTAAATGATATATAGAAATAGATGTACTGTTTGTGGCCTTGAAGAGGATGAGCATAGGGCTTTAGCAGATTACAATAAGCCAAGCCCTTGCACCGCTTGTGGAAGCAAAACTAAAAATGTTATAGACGGGGTTAGGGTTAAGCCTTTCACAAATGGGCCTAATAATGGGAGAATGAAATAATGGGATACAAACCAAATAATAAATGGAGGGCCTCTTTAAGAGGGGCCGATTCTAAGTGGGAAGGTGAATTGGGCAAAGGAATATTGAAAAATTGGGAACATCACCCCGAAAAAATTGCGTATACGATTGATCATACCTACACCCCCGACTTTGGCAAAGGTAATTTAATTATCGAAGCTAAAGGCAGATTTATGGATAGTGCTGAGGCTAGAAAGTATGTATGGATTAGGGATTCTTTGCCAAACGGTAAGGAGCTATTATTTTTATTCTATAACCATAAAACCCCG